GATGCTAGCGCGCAAAAAAAGCCCCGGGCAACAAGCCCGGGGCCCGAAGACTCCCCCATCGCCGGCGCCGCCGCCGGCGAGGAATGGACTACGCGGGTTCGATCCACTCAACGAGCGGCATCGTTTCGATCGCGGTCTTGACCGCGTACTCAAACGAGCACGGCCCGGCCTCGCCGATCTGCTCGGGCATGTCGGACGCGTTGACGCGGTACGCCGCCCACCTGCAGAAGACGCCGGCCGGCGCGTCGGGCGTGCACTCGATCGACTCGCGCCGTACGAGCTCGGCGTGTTTGGCCTTCAAGCGTTCGCACTCTTTGACGGCGGCCGCTCTCTTGGCGATGAAGATTTCGATGGATTCGGTCGTTCTCATGTTCGCGTTCTCCGTTGTGGATCAAACTGCAAATTTGCAGTTTGGTTTTGGACGCCTGAATCTACGGCAGGCTCTTCAGGACTTCAAGTCGTGTCGTCACCTGCTCGAGGCGAGATGCGGTGCGGTCGAGCGTCTCCGCGGTCTGCTTCTGTGTTGCCGCGATGTTCATCTGCGTCTCAACGATCGACTGTTGCTTGTCGAAGTCGAGCTGGTTGCGCGCCAACTCGGGCCGGACTATGAAGAACCAGATCAAGAGCAGCGACACGACGCCGAACGCATACGGCCCGTACACGGTCATGTAGCGATCGATGAGCTTCGCGCGAGTCATTCGTGGACTCTCCGCATTCAAGACAAGAATGGTCATTGTGTGTTGCCGTTATGCGGCGGCCGCGGCCGTTCCGAGAATCCGCAGCGCGGTGTCAACGACGGCGTACATCCGCGCGTCCGCCGCGTCGGCAAGAGCCACCGCGCGGCCCGCCGCGAAGAGCAGGACGGCGTCGCGCTCTGCCGCGATGGCCTGACGGATCTCGGGGTCGCCGACCAGCGTGCGAAGGTGAGCGGCGCGGGCGCGCGTGTAGTCCGCGACCTCCTTTGCCGATCGACGAATGTCCAGCCCCGTCTCGCGGATGATCTGTTCGAGTTCGTCCATACGTGTCTCCGTTGGTGTGCGTGTTGGAGATGTCGGTGTTCGAGAGGTTGCCTGTTACGGCTGACTGGTGAACGTCCGCACCGCCGCGTCGAACTGGTCGATGCGCTCCCGACGCGACGCCGCGACGCCGGGCGAGATGGCCTGCACGCCGAGAGCCTGGGACGCCTGCGCGTTCTGGCGAGCGGCCAGGCCAAGCTCCGCGTCTTCCTTCACGCCGGGCCATGTCGCGGTCAATGTGGGCCCAAGGACGCTGGTGCGGGCAGCCTCGCCAGCGCACCCAACGAGAGCCATGCCGGCGGTTGCGAGAACGATGACGGGCAAGAGACGTCGCTTCTTCATTGGGATCTCCTGTGCAATGACTTCCTGGTACTCGAAATCGTAGACCTATTAATCCAGAGTCGCTGCCATGCGCGGCGCCATCATTGTTGCGTCCGCGACAAAGGCCACCGGAACCGCCGTCCACGGTCCCGTTCCGGTCAGCGCTCCCGCCGAGGCCGTCGACAGCACGCGCCCCAGGCCAAGCTCGCGGATGATGCCGGAGAACGACGGCTGCGTGACCGAGAAGTTGGTCCGGATCCCCGCGTACAGGTACATCCCGGCCGTGATCGACGCCGCGAGCGACGACGAGTTTTTCACGACCTTCACGGCCCCGGCGAGACAGGTGTCGACGGACCCCGTCGCCGCGATCTTCGTCATCGTGACGTTCGAGCCGCGGGTCGGTTGGATGTTGCCGGAGAAGATCCCCAACTCCATCGTCTGCGTCCCCGCCCCGTTGGTCGTCAGGGTGAGATTGATGTACGCGAGCGTGAACGCAGACGTCGCCCGGCCCAGATAAGCCCAGTACGCGGTGTCCGCCGTCAGCGTCATGCCGCCGCCGTACCCAACGCCGTACGTCTCGAGGATCCGGCTGCCGGCGTCGACAAGAGGAACGAGCCGCGCGTCGTTGCCGGCGCACGCCGCCGTAGCTGCGGTGCCGAGTGTCCGCAACGAACCCGTTGCGGCCGCTGCGTCGATCGCCATCGCGTCGGTCCCGCCCGCGTTGTGCGTGCTCGCGTGCGCCTTCAGGTTTGCCAGGGGCAACGCGCCGTCCGAGTCGAGCGGCGCAACTCCGAGCGGCCTGCCAAGCATGAACCTGCGAAGGAATGCGCCGGTGCCCATGCGTGAATCCTACGCGACTACCAGCGCCCGTCGGTGCACGAGCTCGACCGAACCGACGGCTTGCCGCCGGCCTCGAAGACGCCGTTAACCGTTACGCCCACAAGGCACCCGCACGTCCTGGCCGTCTCGGTAAACGGCTGCCCGCAGTAGACCTTCTCGGTGTCGGAGAGTTGGGACGGAACGCGCACCGCCAGCTCGCACGCGGCGCACTTGGCGCCGCGGTCCGCACGAAGCGTGTCGCTTGCAACGTCGCCTCGAGCAACCGCGTCGCGGTAGGTTTCGGCGCCGCGCATCGCTGTCCAGAGGTGCTCGCGCGAGAGCTCGCCGCGGATCGCCATGCGAACCAGAACGGGCGCCGATAGTTTCACAAGCCCGGCGATCGTCCACATTCCTTGCAGCCTCCGGTGCTCTTTCGCTTGGCCGCGCTGACCCCGCGCCCGATGCAGCGCCCCTCGCACGTCCCGCCGTCGTCGTCGATGATCCCGGCTTCGTAGAGGAACGAGGTCGTGATGATACGTCCCCCCGCATCGTACCGATACGACGAGTTGTGCGACATGCTTCCGCAGTCGTAGCGATAGCTGAACGCCGTCACCACGAGACTCGGGTCGAACGACCTGCACTCGTCCACGTACGCGGCGCCCTGAGTGAACGTCAGCGACATCGGCTCGCGGTCGGGCAGGATCGGGAACGACGGGCACAGCCCGCACCCACCCAGCGTGTACGGGTAGTCCTGCACCGCGGTTGGGAGCGTGTCGAACTCGCGGGTGTTCCGCATCACTCCCGACACCGACCCGTCCGGGTTGGTCGTTCCCGGAAGCCACTCGTTCGTGATGCGGCGCGGCTGCTCGAACGGCGCCGGGCTGAACGTCTGCGTGCCGATCATCCGCGTCACCCGGTAGCACGCCCGCGACGACCGGCAGCACGTACGCGAGAAGATCGCCGGAATCCCCTGGTCGTCCAGCGGCAGGAAACACGTCGGATCGGAGATGCTCCCCGTGACCAGCGGGCAGACTCGGCAACCGGGCTCGCACGAGCAGCAGTCGATGTACGGTCCCTCGATCGCCGCCGACGTAAGCGCGCCGGGCGGGAGGGGCACGCCACCATCAGCAGGATCAACCTTGTAGCAGCCGCCTCCTACAGCCTGCGACGCCCGGTATCGTCCACACTGCGTGATGCCGCAGAAGTAGACGACCGGATTGGCGGGGTTGCACGGCGTGCCAGGAAACCAAAGCGACCGGGGCGGGCAGACCGGATCGTCGCACCCCGAGACGCACTGGACCGGATCACGCCCCGTGATGATGTAGTCGCCGCTTGGCGGGATGACAATTTGCTGGATCGTCACCGTCCAGCAGAAACCGTCGATGTACACACGACGCCCCGGCGTGAGCGGCGAACCGTCCAAGCACGTCACGGTGGTGCAGATCCACGCGAACAGCACGGGAGGGGGCGTGCCGTCGCACGACGGGGACGTATCGCACAACGCGAGCAGTTGCCAGAGCGGGCATCCGTTGCAGCACCGCGCGATGCAGCCCGGCGTCGCCAGCGCAAGCCGGCGCCCAACAAGCACCGCCTTCCGGTTTCGGATGAGCAAGCCCGCCATGCGGTAAGCCTAGATGACCGCGATGCCCGGAGACGTGTCGTAGCCGCCGACCGGCGTCTTGCTCGTGATCGTCAGCGTGTTTGACGGGACGTCGATGATCGCTCCGTCGTGGTACACCAGCGTCGCGAGCGTCGGCGCCGTTGCGAAACCGGGCGTGCCCCGGGTCGTCACGGTGCCGCCGCCCAGGCACTTCACGACGTCCATCGCGCCCGAGTTGTTCAGCAGCAGCTTGCCGCCCGAGTTGACGATGATCTTCGTGCTCCCCGCGGAGATGGCGATCGTCGCCGCGTCGAGCAGGTGAAGCACGCCGTCGATGTTGGCGGTCGACACCTTGCGGCGGCTCTTCACCTTGCCGGACTTGGACACAACGATCTCGAGGTCGCCCGGGCTCGTGCTGTCCGCAAGGAGCTCGATCTCCATGCCAGCGGTTTCGACGAGCGTCGCCTCGACGTCGTCGCCGATGATGGCGCTGCCGGTCGAGCCGCCCCGGAGCGTCGTGACCGAACCGCCCGACAGGTAAAACGTGCCGCCCCGCAACTGCCGCAGGTTGATCGTCGTGAACGCGCCGGACAGGTTGATCGACTTCACGCGCTCGGACGCCACGGTCAGCGTCGTCGCGTTGATCAGCAGCGGGTTCGAACCCGTCGGGAAATAGAGGCCCGACCGGTCGCCTCCATATCCCGGCAGGATGCTGAGCGAGTTCAATGTCACCGCGGACTGATCGAGGTTCGACGTGCCAAGCGAGTACGCGCCCTGCTTGATGTATACGTCGTTCGTGTTGGCGGGAACCGCAGCGCCGGACGCACCGCCGTCGGTTGCGGACCACGAGCCGGTCGAGCCCCAATCCCAGTTGTCGCTGCCAGGCACGGCGAATCTATCGGCCATTGGTCGCTCTCCCTATTCACCCCACGCATGAGTGTACGCACTCACATCACCAGACCCAGCCGTCGTCACTTCGACGGCCGCGTACGCGACCGATTCGACGTCGATCGGAGGCGTCATGCCTTCGGCGGAAAGCGTTGCGGTCAGGCTCGTTGACACGAAGTTGTAACCGTCGTTCGAAAACAGGATCGATACAACGGCCCCGCTCGACCACGTCGTGTCGGGCGGGATGAGCGCAACCTGGAACGACGCGACCGCGAGCTTCCGCACGTCGTACGCGACGCGCGACTTCGCGTTGAGCTTCATTTCGCCCCGCTCGCCGATCTTCAGGACGTTTTCCGCGTGGCCGCTCATGCCGCTCATGCGCACACCTCGAACTCGGGAACCCAGGGAGCGAACCAAAGGCCCTCGGTGTCGGTGATCCAGATCACCCACGCGGGCACGCCGAGAATGATACGGACGTCGAGCCGGTCGTCCGGCAGCCCGTACACCTTCACGCCCCTGTGCACGATCGGACCCGCCGGCGTCATCACCTGCACGTCCATCGTGATGCCGGAGCCGGGCCCGGGCGAGCCGTAGACGTTGAGCACCTGCGCAGTGTCCGCTCCGTAGCCTGGCATCAAATAGGCCTCCCGGGCAAGAGCCTGTACCCCTGCGGGTTCGCTCGCGCCGGCGAAGACGTCGGAAAGAGGTCGATGACGGTTACGCTGGGCCGCTGGCCGACGGCCTGCACCGGGAGCACGCGCCAGACGTTCCAGGGGCCGCGGTCGGGCGCCCCAACGTACTCGTCCGGCGCAATGTTCGCGGGCTGCCCCGGCGCAAACGTGCCCGGGTCGTGCTCCCAGGTGTACGAGATGAGAAGCTTCTGGTTTGCGGACTGCCGGATCGTCGGCATGCGCATGAGCCAGTCCTCGCCGAGAAACCTGTGGATCATGCCGCGCTGCGAGCGCGCGTCGGTGATGATGTCGGGGATCGTTTCGGGGTCGACCTCGTCAAGAGTCACCTGCACGTTGAGCACGTCGATCTCGAGGTCGATCATCTGGCGGTCGTCGAACCACCAGACCGTGTCAATGAGCTGGCCGGCCCCGTCGCGCTGCTGCTTCGTGCCGCGAACGAAACCCGGAACCTCGATCTGCGTCTTGCGGTACGTCAGGTCCCAATCGCGGAACCCGGATTCGTCGCGGCGCAGGTCCGGGCGCGGGAACCTGAACCGCCCGTCCGTCGAGTAGTACGCGATCACGTCGCACGACGTATCCGAGAGCGGCCTGCTCTCGAGCCGGTCGAGCGTGTACTTGTACTCGCCGAGGGTGAACGAGTGGCCCCGCCGCGGCACGCCGGACACCAGCGTCGGGTCCTCGCCAACCGACATGCCGGTTACGCGGAACACGAACGGGTACAGCTCCGCGGAGTCCGCGTCGACCGATGGAAAGCCGGTTGTGCCGAGCAGCGGGATTGCAACTGCGCTCATCGGCCGGTCCTCCTTCGCACGAGATCGACCAGCTCGCTCGACCTCGACACGCCAAGCGCGCCGACGTTGTCGAGCCCGAACCCGCGCTCCCGCTCCGCGTTGAGCTGGCGCAGCTCGTCGCGCACCGCCTGGATCGCCTCCAGTTCCTTGTCGCGTCGTTCCTGGATTCGCTTAAGCTCTTCGTCGTGGTACTTCTGGCGCGCGGCGTCAAGCTCCGCGTCGGAGCGCCGGATGGTCTCGGCCTGTTCCGCTTCGAACGCGGCGGCGCGTTCGCGTGCACGGTTCTCCTGGTTGTCGGCCGCGCGTTCATCGAGCGCCTGCTGAAGATCGGCCTGCCGCTCTTTGTCGCGGAGCAGTTCCTCCTCGCCCTCCTTCTGCCGCTTCCGCTGCGCCTCCTGCTGCTGGCGGAACGCGTTTGCGGCCTTCGTCAGCTTGGCGATCTGATCTTCGAGTTCCTTCGGGTCGCCGAAGATCAGCTTCGTAATCAGCGTTGCGTCTTTGTCCCCCTCGAACTGCAGCGCCTTGTCGAGCCTCTGCTGGAGAACCGAAATCTCGCTCTCGATGGACTCGATGTTCTTCTTGGCGTCGATCGAGTTGATGGAGTCGACGAACTCCTTGGCCTTGACGGATCCGGACGCGAAGAGCTCGAAGTAGACGTCGCGGATCTTCTGGCCGATGTTGTAGAACAGAGTCGCGGCGCCCACGGCCGCCGTCAGCGAACCGATGAACGAGGTGACCGCGGAGATCGATTTCTTGAAGCCGCTTGCAACGGCCTCGCCGCCCTCTTCCGCGGACCTCTTGAACCCCTCGACCTTCGCCTGCGCCGCGTCCACCTTCGGAGCGACCTCCGAAGAGTCCACGGTGAAGACCGTCTTGACCTCGTTGCCTCCGAACTGAGACACGTCGCGTACGCCTCCTTGCGCCAAGTTGGATCAAACTGCAAATTTGCAGTTTGGTCTGCCGCCTGGATCACGGCCAGAAGTTGGTGGTGTCGGGACGAACGAGCGCACCCTGCGTCATGGTGCCCGAGATGTTCGCCCATCCGCTGTAGACGAACGGGATGTTCAGTGCGTTGTTCGCGCCGGACTCGATTTCGACAGCGGCGTCGTTCGCGCCGATGACCGCGTACGACAGCCCGAAGAAGAGCGTGCTCGACACGTACAGCCTCAGCACGCCGTAATCGCCCGCGAGCATCCTCGTCGCCGTCGTCGAGAAGTACGCGAGGTCGCCCTGGTACATCGAGAACGACCCGCTTGCGGAGAACACGCCTGCCGTCCGCTTCGTGACGCCGGCCGTCGACGCCTCCACGTACGGGTTGAGCCTGTTCGAGATCGTCAGCGTCCACGACCGCACGCCCGGGATGTCCGCGATGGAGCCCGCCGTTCCCGCCACGATCGGCTGCCACGCGGCCTTGCACCCGTTGCCGCCGAACATCGTCAGCGTCGAGCCCGTGCCCAGCGTCGGGGCGGAACCGGTCGCCAGCGTCAGCGCGCCGTTGGCGCCGAAGCTTGCGGTGCCCGAGATGATGCCGCCGGCCTCGATGTCGCAGTTGATCGTCACGCTCTCGCAAAGCACCGAGCCGGACGCCACGTCCGCGCCCGTGTATCCGTAGAACGTGTACCCGGTCCCGGGCAGGCACGGCAGCTCGCGCCCGTAGAACTCGGCGTTCATCGTCCAGTCCGTCACCTGGTTGGGCAGCACCACCTGCATCGCGCCGGCGTTGGCGGGCGTGCCGGCCGGGTTCGACGCCGTCCGGTTGATCTTCCAGTTGCGAACGCCGCCGATCTGGTTCGAACCGTTGTCGAGAGAGAGCTTCCCGCTCTTGCCGCTGATGACGCTCATGCGATGGCTCCTAGATTCCGATGGCCGAGAGCGTGTACGTTGTCGAGCTGCCCGAGCCGTTCGTCAGCGTGATCGTATCAGAGCCGCCCGCGACAACATAGCCGGCCGCCGTCGGCGCAATCAGCAGGGCGCACCCACCCGCAACGACAGAGAGCGACCCGGCCCCGAGCAGGCCGGCGATCGAGCTCGTAACCGTGAACGGCTGCGACGCGTGCGTGTTCGTGATCAGCAGCGCCTTCAAGCCCGTGAGCGACACCGCGTCGCCGAACGCGTCGGTGAGGCCGCCGGCGACGAAGTCGAACGCCGCGGTCCCGCTGGCGGTGATCGTCCCCGACGCGTTGTACTGCTTGGTCGCCTGGTTGGCGCCGGACCCGTTCGAGAACGCCTGCAGCAGAGAGTCGCGCAGCGGCATCGACGCGTACGCCTGGCCGACCGCCTTCGTGAGCGTGGAGTAGAACGACAGCGACAGCGAAGACTGGATCGTGCTCATGCGAGTACCTCCGTGCGCGGAAACACCAAGAGCACCTCGGCCGTCACCGCAAACGACCATCCCTCGATCACGCGGCCATACGCGGCGGGCATCTGGTCCGCCGCGAGCGCGTCGACGAAGTCGCCCGCGACAAACCTGCGTGCCTCGGGCAGCCCCAGCACGCACTCCGCGAGCGACTGGTCCTCCATGCGGGCGATCGCCTGGAAGACGCGCCACTTGATGAGGTTCATGCCGCCGTCCGCGACGGCGGTCTGTTCGTCGTCGGTCACCACGCCGATCCGGTACCGCTGCACGATCCCGAACGTCGTGCTGGAAACCAGGCCCCGGTCGACCGGCCGCATCGAGCCGCCGTCGGGCACGATGCACAGCTCGGGCAGGTCGGACGACGCCGGGTTCTCTTTGATCGGCGACGGATCGGTGCCGGCGAACGAGATGCGGTTGTCGTATGACACCAGGCCGTGCAGGTTCCCGTGCAGGAACAGCGTCGCGGCGATCTGGCGCTCCACGCGAGAGAACGGGTCCTGCGAGAGAATGGTGTTGGTCGTGCTCATCTCTTGAACGATTCCCTGATTGCCCGGGCCGCCGCCGCCTGCATGACGCCCCTGATCCTATCTGCGGTCGGCTTGTCCGGCGCAACGAGGATCGGCCGCGCCGGCAAATGCTTCTTCGGAACGCCGAAGTGGTGCGCGGCGGCGAGCTCGCCAATGGTGATGCCGTCGCTCGAGTGCGGGGTGCGTGCGAACCCGTACGAGATCCCGTTCGCCACGCTGCCGACTTCGTTCCCGACCGCGCCGACCGTCAGCGCATTGAACATGATCCCCTTGTCGCGGAGGATCGAGAACGTGCCGCGCGCGTTGACGAGCGCGCCCTTGCCGCGCTTGAGCTTGTTCCGCGTGTCGCGCGCGAGCGACGAGCGGGCGCCGCGACCGAGCCGACGCGGTTTCTTCTTCTTCGCCATCTGCACGCTCCTACCGCACGCGGCGGCCGCCGCCGAAGTCCACGCCGCCCTTCTTCTTGCCGCCGCGCCGGCGCCGCTCGGTCGTTACCAGCGCCAGCGGCGTCCAGTCGCCGCCGCCGCGGGAGTACGCGTCGAACCGCCTTCGCATCGCGGCCGCGTACACAGACACGGCCTGCCGCAGCCCGCGCTGGATCTCGGGGTTCGTAACGCTCAGCGCCGCCTTCGTCGCGGCGAGCGTCCCCTTCGTTGTGACCCGCACTCGCACCACACCGCACCCCCCTTAGTCCGCGCCGGATACGTTCATGCCGGTCGGGTTCTCGATTCCTCTCGCGGCGTTCAGTCGCCTGGTGCCCGCGAGATAGAACTGCATGTTGGCTTCGACCTCTTCGACCATGTCCGCCAGGCGGTCGTTGTCCTTGACGCCCGGCGGCCTGCCCGAGTACAGCCAGTGGCCCGCGATCTTCGTGCACCAGTCGTTGACCACGTACAGGGTTCCGCTCAATGCCTGGAACGGCACCCTGTACGGACCGCCCCTGAACCGGTCCTCGACGTACGACTCCGCGTAGGCGATCGCGGACGCGATGACGGACGTCGAGGCGCCCGATCCGTCGTTGGCGCGGTTGCTCCACTCCGCAACATTGCGCGCCCCGAAGAACGCCTCGACGTCGCTCTGGGTGATGTACGTTCCCATGCCAAATCGTAGCAATGAAAAAACCGACGCGACCTCTGTAAGTGAGGTCGCGCCGGTCAAGAAAACCCACCAACCACATCTCCAGCATTAGAAGCCGGCAACGGTCGCGATGTACACGCTCTTGGGAACCTTGATGAACGGCAGGTGCGTGTCGCCGTACACCATCGTCGCGCCGACGGGGTCGACCGTCTGGTACGCATACCCGAACATGCCCTTCTGGTTCATCTGGCCCGCGACGATGGATGCCAGCGTGCCGCCCGGTTCCGCCGATCCCATCGAGGCCGGGATCGCGGTCGTGCCCTCGAGCAGCTCGTACCACGAGAGATCGACTTCGGGGAAGAACGTCACCTGCGACGCCGGGAACAGAGACTGGATCGTTCCGTTCTGGTCCTCGAAGTGGTAGTCGTAAGCGGGGTACCAATCGAACCCGAGGAACGGACTCGGGATCACGCCGCTGGAGAACCCTTCGTTCAGCCGCGCGTTGTTCTTGATCATGCCGTAGGTCTGATCGTTCTGGAGGAAGTAGTCGATGACGCTCGAGCCGTACAGAGCGATCTTCGGCGTGTAGTTGTTCTGCTTGCGCGCACGCGACTTGAAGTTGACGAGCTGCTGCACGATCTTCGTGGACGCGGCGGACCACGCCTTGTCGATGACGGCGGAGCCGCCGTCGATGGCGAGCTGGTTGATGTTGCCCGACGGGATCGACATGCTCACGGAGACCTGGGCGCCGCTGGACGACGGCAGCAGGTTGCCGTCCGAGTCGTAGTACACGGCGCCGAGCGAGAACGCTGACATCACACTGGCGACGCGAGTGTTCTGCAGGATGTCCTTCGTCTCCTGGACCTGCCGCTCCAGCTCGAACTCGCCGAGGCGCTGCTTGTTGCCGTCGGGGTCGACCAGGTTCTGAAGCATGTCGGTCGGAAGCGAAAGCGACTCTTTGAAGTGGGCGAGCGTGACCGCGACGGTCTCGAGCGCCTTGGTCGTGCGGCGCTTGCTCGGCGAGCCGTACGCGACGAGCTGCGCCGTCTGCCGCGTACCGTGCACCCGCACCATCTGGCACGTATTGCCCATGATGACCTTGCCGCTGGGCCGCAGCAGCGCCGGCGGAACGTTCTCGGTTCCGATCAGCGAGTTCGTACCGACGATCGTTCCCGAAAGGCCCTGGCCACCCAGGATATCTCGAATGTTCGTGCCAGCCATGTTGTCGCCCTCTCAAAGTCGTGTGCGGGTTCGTCCGTGAAGCCCGTGCCGCAATCGGCTGGGCAAGGTGTTCTTCGAAGTACGTCGATCAGATGCGGTACGCGTCGGAGAACGTGAAGAGTGAGTTGCTCGCGCTGTTCAGCTTGCCCTTCAGCCACGCGATCAGCGTCGTGTTCGCCGCGTCGGGGTAGTTGATGATCTTGTCGACGTTCAGGTCGCCGCCGATCAGCATCGTCGCGCACTGCTGGTCGACGTTGTTCCCGTCAACGTCCGTGACGCGGATGCCGTCGATGCCTCCGAGGATGCCCAAAGGCGTGCTCGAGCCGTCGGACGGGTGGCCGATGATGGCGCCGGTCTCGACGTTCGCGCCGATGTCGGTGATGGTCAGAACGCCGGTCGTGGTGTTGACAGCGGAGTACGTCAGGTTTGCTTGCGCAACGACGGTTCCGGTGGCCGTCGGAGCGTGCGTCAGATCGAGCGTGCCGGACGTGCCGACGCGCCGCACGATTTCGACCGCGGTCGCCGCGCTCACCGTCAGCGACGTGCCGCCCGACGTGTAGTCGGCGGTGACCAGGCCGATGATCGACGGCGCCCACAGGCCGGTGGCCGTGATCATGCCCATGATCAGACCGGGCCGGAGCACGTGCGTGTAACCGGTGTTCAGCGGGTCGCGCGACTCGGACGCGTCGATGTAGCAGCCGCCGGCGATGTACCGGGCGCTCGTCGTGTTGATCAGCGGGCTTCGGTACTCGTGCGCTCGCACGATCTGGCTGCCCGGAAGTCCGCCCTGGTACGTGGTCATGTTCGTGTCTCCTTCAGTCTTCGATCGGTGCGGGTGTTTCTACGCGTGCGTGCGGGTGGTTCACTTCTTGAGCGTGCCGTTGCGCTCGTTGATGCGCGCGACGCGGGCGGCGGTCGCCTTCTCGATGTCTTCGGCGCTCGAGCGGTCATCGCCGTCACGGGAGAGCGTCATGCCCTGCGCCAGCGTCTTGCCGTGCAGCTCCTTGATGTTCATGTCGCCGAGCGCGTCGCAGATCTGCGCCGCAACGCACGCGGCCTCTTTCGGAAGGCCCGCCTGGCTGCCGGCGTGCCGGGACAGGAGCACGCGGCGCGTCTGCCGCGTCGCGTTGTCGCCGCACAGGATCGCCTTCAGCTTCGTGCCGACGGCCGGGTTGATCTTGCCGTTCGTCTGGAGGTTGTCGATCTTGGTCGCAACGCCCTCGGCCATCGTGTCGAGCGCATCCTCGCTGACGGTTTCGATCCCGCTGCGAGACGCCTTCAGCGACATGGCTTCCTGCTTGCTCGCCTCGGCGTCTCCCTTGATCGCCTTGATCTTCGCCTTGATCGCCTCCATCGTCGCCGCGTCGTCCGCGCCGGTCTCAACGCCGAGCAGTCCCGCGATTTCCTTCAGCATGTCCATTGAACTGTCTCCAGAAGAAGAAAGCACCATGTCGGCCAGGCCGTCGCCGCGCGACGCCTCGATTCGCACCCAACCATCCTGCTTCGGGATAACCGGATCTGTCACGATCGCAACGTGCTCGATCGCGTTCGTGTACTTCGTGCCCTTGCCGTCGATGATCTCGGGCTCAACGCAGATCGAAACCTCGGTGCGGCCGGCGAGCGCGATCGCGTCGTCGCCGACCAGGTCGATGTTCGCCCAGAGCGTGTCGCCGTCGCGGTACATCTCCTCGACGTACCCGCGGTTGGCCTCGGGCGATCGCGTGTGCCCGACCGGAACGGGCACCTTGACGCCGGCGGTCTTCATCGCACTGAACGTGGCCGCGAACCGATCGAGGTCGTGCTGCGTGATCTCGAACTGCTGGTTGGTCTTGCTCTTGACGTACTCGCCGACCCGGATCAGATCCTTGCGGAAGCGCTGCACGCTCTGGCCAGCCGCGTTCGTGGAGACGCCGGACGCGCACGCAAGCTTTCCGCGCGACGCGAAGACGAACGGGTTGTTGAGCTTGAGCGACATGGAGCGTTCGGCCCTTCCAGACCTCGTTGCGCCCCATGCACATGAAAGAGTATCCGCGCGTCAAGCGCGAGTCTACACAGCCTTGGCGCCCGCCTTGGTGGCGAGCACGTCTTGGTTCTTCAGCACTTCGAGCGGATTGAACTTGAACCCTTCGTCGGCGCCGCTGGTCACGATCTCGCCGTCGACCTCGACGCGCTTGGGCACGTTCTTCGTCGTCGCGAGCTCGTCGCCCTTGAAGATCTCGATGACGGTGCAGCGGCAGTTCCATCCGTTTGGCGGCATGACCTCCGCCCACCTGGGGTGGTCCTTCGGGAGCCGCATGCCGTCGAGCGCCGCGTGCCCGGGCCGCACGCGGTCGTCGCCGACCGTCACGTACTCGTAGCCCCACAGGATGTCCTGGATCTCTTCCGCCTCGTTCGCGGCAAGCCTGCCCGCCGAGTACGCGAGCTGCGTCTGCGTGCGAACCTGCGTCTCGAGGATCCACGGCGACTTCACCCCGACGCCGGCCTTGTTCATCGCCTCCCGCACCCGGTCCGCGGTGCCCGCGAAGTGCAGCCCGTCCTTGACGGACGAGGCGATGCCATCGCGGATCGCGGTTTCGATCTCGAGCTGCATCGGCTTGAACGCTTCGACGGCGGCCGCTTCGAACTCCGAGAAGATGCCGTCGAGCACGGCCTTGCTGATCTGCGCTCGCTTGGTTGCGAAGTCGATCGCGGCCTGGAACGAACCGAGCGTGTCGTCGAAGCGGTCGAGCGAAAGACTGCGGCGCCGCGGGATCGAAGACAGCGAGCGGGCCCGGCCAAGCACCGCCGCCGTGGTCATCGCGTACACGAGTGTTTCGCGTGCCGGCAAGAGCGACTTGCGGAGCGCCGCCCGCCAGTTGCGACCGCCGCGAACGGCGCGGAGCACCTCGACCCGTGCGGCGGTCGCGTACCTTGGCATGAGCCGCTCCGCGATCGAAACGACCTCGGACACGCGTCGATCGATGCCGACGGCTTCTCTTCGGGCTCGTGCGGACGATGCCATGATTACTCCACCGGCGTCGCCACGATCGTGACGTTCACTTCCACCTTGAACCCGAGATCCATCAGCGGCGCGATGTTGAACAGCATCTTCGTCTGCGGCGCGTTGAGAACATCGCCGCGAAAGACGCCGAGCGTGATCGTCCGCGTTGCCCACTCGCCGGCGGTTGGCTCGAGCGGAAGAGAGACGATCGAAAAGCCCTGCTCGTTGTGCGGCTTGAACGTCCCGTTACTGACCCTTGCCACGTACGAGTACCCGGTCGGCTCGTCGGTTTCGATCCGGTACATCAGCACCGCCGTTGCGGAGTATCTGGCGCTGTCGTCGAGGTCGAACCCGAACTTGTACCACTCGATCGTTGCGGAGGCGCCGCATTCGACCGTGACGTGCGCTTCGGGGAATCCGTCGTCGCTCTTGATCCACGGCGCCAGGTTTCCCTGCTCGTTGTGAGCGATCCACTGGCCCTGCCCAACCTGGCCAGAGTCGGGTTGCGGTCCGCACTGCGTCGAGTACACGAGCTGACTTGCGACGAGAACTGCAGACATCATCATGGCGCATCTCCTTTTTCCGCCCCCCATCCTGGACAGTTGTGTTCGCACGATTATAGGTCGTGCTTGAATATAAGTCGGAAACCCTTGTTCTTGAGCATGATCAGTGGAAACACGTCCACCTTGTTCACGGCTTCGCCCTGCCAGCCGTACCGCGTGCGATGGAGGCGGTACGCTGACCATCGCTCGGAGTCGTGTTGGCGAGACTCCAGCACCCATCGGTACTTCGGTGACTCGATGATGTCGCCGGGGTTGAGGGTCATTCGGTCCATTCGGGGAGGCCGAGAACCCGCTCAGCGGCAAGGATGCAGGCTTCGGTGGGATCGTCAAACTTTCCGATCGGCTCAAACGTGGTGTAGCGGTCTGACGGGCACGAGCCGCTTTCAGTGAACGGGCCGATCATGAACTTGCTTTCACGATGAGCGAAAGCAACCGCATCATCGAAGGCGTCTTGCGAGCCGCCCGACAAGCCTCTGTCCCATCTATTCGGAGGGAACAACTTGGCTGGCGCATCCTGTCGTGAAGCCAGCCACCACACGATCTTGTCGCGGATGATGGCGTGGGCGGTAATTGGTGCGACGTGAAGTCCCTCCGGCCTCAAATCCGGACACGCCTCCCACAACCGCTCGATTCGTTTGGGGTCAATGCTCATGGCGGCACGGGCACGCTGTTGGCAGTCTCCGATGTCGTGGCACACGCCACGCTCACCAGAGATGTCCTTCAACGCCTCCTCCAGTTCCCGCACGCGGGATTCGGCTCGCTCCGCCCTCGTTTCGATGTTGGTGGCGATCATCGACAGTTCGCTGATCTCGTTTCCGGCTGCCAACAGCGTCTTCTCCGCCTCCTCGGCTCGCTTCCTCCACGCTGCGTGCATGGCTTGCTCGGTCTGTAACTGCTTGCGCCAGTGGAGGCCGCACGTGCAGGCAGACGAATCAGAATGCACAGACAACGCGCCACAGTTCATGCCGTGCTGAAGTGGCTCACTTCCCATCGCTGTGGTCGCGGTTGACTTCTCTGCCTCCACCGCCCGGCGAGCGAGGTCGGCCAGCACGGGGAAGGCGTTGCGGAGGGCGACGATGAAATCTCCATCCTCGAACGTAGAGCAGTGTGCGAGTACGGGGTGGTACGACTTCCAGTCCTCGCGGGTAACAGCCTTGCGGTTGTAGCTGTTATCCCACTTCCCCGGCGTCGTCTTCTTCTCCAGTTCAATCAGTTCCTCAATGACCTTCGCGGTTTCGTCGCTCATTTGGTGGCTCCGTTGATGGTTCGCAGGGCGGAGAGGAGGGCGGTGGCGTCGTCGTCTCCAAAGCCGATGGGTTCGTTGTTCCACCACTGTTCTTTGGTCTTTTCGATGGTGATGAATGTTCGTACACCCGAATGTGTAATCACCATCGCCGCTTGCTGTTCGTCGCACCACTCCCTCACCGCATGCCAAGCGGTGAGTTCGATGTGGGCGCGGGCGTCCTTGGCTTGGCAGTAGTCTTCGCCTCGTCCCCAATAGAAACCTCCTCGACGGAAGACCAACTTGTCTTTTCTTCCGTCTTTCGGCACAAACTCCCCGCCCTTGTACTTCGTCAGTTCTGCCAGCAGTTCCGCGTACTTCGTTGCGAGGTCGTTCATCGATTGCTCCTTCCGTTGTTCGCTTCTCTTCCCCACACGACGAGGAAGTCGAAATAATCCTGACTGTCTACCACCCCATCCCCATTGAAATCCCCCGTCCGCACCGGCTCCTGCGCCGGACACTCAATCTCCCCATCCAACTGCGCCACGATCTGCTCGTTCGCCTGCACCGCAAGGGCGTAGGCAACCGAGTACCCGATCGGGTCCGTCACGGCGAGGGCGGGGGAGGGAAGGTCCACGCCGCTCCGCAGCCGCACCTGTGCGTCCTGCCAATGCGGAAGCACCAGCACAATGAGCGTCGAGCGCGGGTCGCGGTCAGGCTCCGCGTCCGCGAGGCGTGTCCAGGTGTGGTGGGGAGGGGTCATCTCGGGTCATCCTCTCCGGTCAGCACCTTCGCTTCCGCCTTGCTAATCCGCTCGATCTTGCGGATCACGCCGCGCGGGTACTCACGTGCGAAGTAGTCTCGAATGTCCTTCTCGTCCGCTTCGGGAAGGTCGGCCAGCCACGCCTCGTAGATCGCTCGCATCGGCGGGATCTCGTATTGGATGCGGATGTACGACTCCCCCGCCGTCTTGCCCTTCTTGCGGGTCATGGGGTGCCTTTCTGTTCGGTTCGGTGGATGCGGTCGATTTCGGCTGCAATCAACGCTCCAGCCTTGACCAGTTCACGAATGCGGTTGTCCGGAGTTGGCTTCCACCACCGAGACGCCCATCTCCACAGTCCGCGCTTCCTTGTGTTTCGGAATCGCTCAGGCATGGCGTAGCACGCAGCCGCACACGCAAGCGATTCGTCGTCGTGGCTGTCGTCGTGGTCGTTGCTCCATTTTTCTTGCTCGACTTGCCTGTTCCGCTCCTCGGAAATCATGGCTACTCCCCATCCGGTAGTTGGGAGTGGTTTCAGTTGGTTCATCTCAAGCATCCTTCTCCCCCTTCTCCTCTGGCTGCGGGGTGCGGGCTGCGAGGGCGGCTTCGGCTGATTGCTCGGTCGTGAAGCACTCGTCAACCTGCCAGTCGGTCACGTTGTCGTCCTGCATCCCGTGAGCAAGGCCCTTGTTTTCGTAAATCGTCGTGATGTATTTCTTGTCGGGGTACTCGGGCAGCACCATGTTCGGACGGTTGTCCAGATACGACTCTGGCTCGATCACGACAACCGTTGCTCCGGGGAAGACGTAATCCCCGTCAGCATTGATGGACGGCTTGCCCAGCACCCTCCGATCCACCCCATCCGGCCCGCGAACGTGGTTGTCTGGGACGGTGAGGGCGGAGGTGAGGAGGTCAACGCCTGCCCAGAATCCCTCGTCAACGTCGGATGCGTCGTCGTCGATCTTCGACAGTTTCCGACGCAGTTCAATCGCCTTCTCTCTCGGTGTCATCGCTTGTCCTCCCTGTGCTGCTGATATGCACACACCAGAACAGCGAGTAGCGACTCGCCCCTGATATGCCTGCACAGACCAGTGCGAACGGCGGGCCCCCAACATAATGTGGCGGCGCATCGCGGGCGTAATGCCTGATAGTGTTTGAGGATCATGGGTTCGCGTTCTCCGTCGCCTCTGGGCCGGCGATCGATACCTGTTCAAACAGACAATACGCCGCACGGAGTCGAAGTGCAACCGCCTCCGGGTCTTCTCCGCTGTCCAGGTCGTCCGCTGCAGACCACACCGCAGCCATGAACGCCGCCATCGCCGGCGCGTCGTAGAACGCGATCTGAAAGCATGGGTTGGACACGGTCGTTCAGACCAAACTGCAAATTTGCAGTTTGATCGGCGCTGCTACTTCTTCCGCTTCGTTCCTGACGGCTTCGTGCCGCTCTTCACCATGCGAGAGAGCGACGCGGCCAACTGCGCATTCGGAGTTGCCGGCGCCGTCGGCTTGAACGCCGCAGCGGAGTCGAACATCGTGTCGATCGCGTTGCGGTCCGTCAGCGGGAACGCGATGTACGCGAGCTGCTTCGCGGCGTCGGCCGGGATCACGCCGTTTGCGATCGCCTCCACGATACCCTGCAGTGCCTGGATCTGCACGCCCGTCATCGCGGTCTGCTGCACGCTCGCCGCGTCCGGCACGCCCGCAGCGCCCGGCGTTGTTGCCCGAGGAGCCGGCGCCTTCGCATCCTCTGCGTCGGCGCCGGCCCTCTCGCCCTCGGGCACAACCGCGGCGACGTCTTGGTCGCCAGCAGGCTCGTCGTCGATCGTCTCCTGCGCCTTCGGCAAGCCAAGCTGATCGTTCATCGCGTCGAACGACAGGTCAACGCGGGCCAGGTCCGGCGCGCCCACGTACGTCGCCTTCACGATCTCCCTGATCATGTTCTTCGCTTCGTCGATGAGCGGAGACGCCTTCAGGTACACCTTGCCCACCTGGCTCTCGCCGAAGTTCGTACGCAGCACGTCGTTCACAGACTGCTCGTTGATCTGCGACACGATCTCGTGCAGCGTCTGGTCCGCCACCGCGATGCCAACGTCACCGTGCGTTTCCGCTTCGGCCTTCGTGCCGTACTGACCCTCGAGGATCGCGCGCTCGGGCGCGAGCATCCCGCGCACGAGCAACTTGTCGTCGTAGCTCAGCACCGTAATGAACTCGGCGCCGTGGCCCGCGGCGGCCTCGAGGAACTGCACCTTCCAGGCCATGAGCTCTTTGACGTCGCCGCCGCCTCTGATCACGTCCTCCGCCCATGGAGCGAGCATGTTCGGGATCGTGACGCCGGCGGCGCGCCCGAGCGAGTTGAGGACCATGTCCGCCTTCCGCCAGTTCGGCTCGGCGGCGCCGTTCTTGTCGACGCCGTTGCCCTCGGGGTAGGTGACGATCGGGAGCACGCCGGCCGCCTTCGACTGGAACGTCTCCAGCTTCTTCTGCGTCGCGCACCACTGGCCCCACACAAACTCGCGCACGTTCTCGAGGCGCGACCGTCCGTACCAGTAGTCCGCTTCCACGTCGTTCGAGATCTGCATCATCTGGCCGGCGTTCAGAACGACGCCGCGGTTCTTCAGGCCGATCCGGTTACCGAACTCGTCGACGATCACTTCGGTCAGGTCGGGCAGCAGCGGCTTGAACCGCTTGATGACGTAGCGCCCGTCCTCGTCGATCGCCCACACCTTCTCGAAGCACTGGTGCCCGTAGTAGATCGAGCGGCACGCCTGCTGCAGCAGGAACGACCGCGCCGGCACGAAGACGTCGCTGATCAACTCGACGGCGCGCTCGTCCGCGTCGTCGTCCGCTTCGACAGACCAGCCCGACGAGATGATCGGGGCCGTCACAAACGCGTACGCAAGGCGCAGGGTCGGGTGCCGCATCATCCTGCGGTACATCGAATAGTCCGCGGAGCCGGCGTAGAACTCCGAGTCGCGGAACCTGAGAAAGTGATCCAGCGACGTCACCACGCCGCCGCCAATCCCGCTCTGGTAGCCTGTCCGCTCCTGAAGACTCTTCTGATCGGGCATCGTCTACCTCGCGCGCTGAACAAGTGTCGGCCGCAGGTAGTGTATCCGGTAGCCTTCAGCATCGGACGAGTGACTGAGCGTCTGGTCGCTCTTGTCCGGCATCCCTTCCTCGCCGGTTCGAAGGAGCTTGAAGTCGTCCAGCAGCGACACGCACCTGGGGTGCACGCGGTAGCGGCGCTTCCCGTCGAGGTCGCAGAGCACGGCGTTGACGGCGTTGACGCGGTCGACGATGCGCGGGTTGGCCTTCGGGACTCGAATCCGGTACAGCTTGGAACCGCCGACCGCGATCCCGAGATCCTGAACGAACCCGAGCCGGTGCAGCGCCGCCTTCACCAGCGAGTAGTGCGTCTCGCCGACCGACGCGTTCTCCATCGTGCGCGAGTTGCCGCTCGCGTCCCCGAAGATGTGCAGCTCGGTGAACGGCCATGCCCTGCGATCAAACTGCAAATTTGCAGTTTGATCCCAGTCGGAACAGATCTTGGCCAGGAGGCTTTCGAACGCGCGCATCATCGCTCGCAGGTCCATCCCCTCCTCGTACAGCTCGTGCACCGCCGTGAAGCAGTCCTCGGCCGGGAAGAACTGGCCGACGACGGCGTGCATGCCGGGCCGCACGTTGAAGTCGATCGACAGGTGCAGCGGGTGCCCGGGCACAAGCGCCACGGACGGGTCGACGTTGCCGACCTTGGGCGTCGACGAGAACTCGGTGTAGACGCGGCCGGTGCGCAGGTCGATCGGGCGCTGCTGGTAGCGGGCGAACCAGCCGCTCTTGGTTGCCCGCTGGATGCGGCGCAGGTCGCGAACGGAGAACAGGCTCGGGCAGAGCGCTTCGCCAGGCTTGCGGCCAAGCGGGTCGTTCTGCTCGGCAAGCGCCGGCAGGCACACCACGTCCCACTTCTCGCCGTCGGTGCCCGTCAGGTAACCGGTCAGGTCTTCGGGGTGCATCCGCTGCATGATCACCACCGCCGACCCGCCCGAGTTGAGTCGCGAGTACAGCTCGTCCCACCAGCGGTGGATCTTCTCGCGCTCCGCCCTCGAGTACGTCGACTCCATCGACCGGTGCGGGTCGTCCACGACGAGCCAGTCGGCGCCGTGACCGGTCGCCGCGGCGCCGACCGAGAACACCGTCAGGCCGCCGCCGTCGGGCGTGTTGAAGCGAGCCGCGGACGCCGAGTCGGACGCCAGCGACGTGTTCGAGCACGCCTTGTTGGTGCGCAGCTCGTTGCGGATGCGACGGCCCCACATCTGACCGAGCGTCTGCGAGTGCGTCGAGAGCATGACGTTCCGATTCGGGAACGTGTTCAGGTACCAGACCGACGACCAGAACGTCGCCAGGGTGGACTTCATGTGCCGCGGCGGCACGTTGATGATGAGCCGCGAGTTCGGCGCGTACGCGCACCGGGCGATCCGCTCCCCGATCAGCCGAAGGTGCGGCCAGACCGGGAAGGCGCCGCCGGTCGCGTAGTGCGCGAACACGGCGGGGTTGAGCCGCATGAGCGCCGCCGCGGCGTCCTGGTTGCTCTGCTGGTAAGGCGTTTGGTCAGGCATTGCCATCGGGCTTGGGAGCGCCCGCCCCGAACGCCTGCGCGGTCAGCTTCTCGGACAGCGCCAGCGCCTCCGCGGCCGCGGTCGGGTCGCGCATCATTTCGCGGAGCACGTCCGCGACGTCGCGGCCGTCAGCGGAGTGCGTGACGTGGTGCTCCTGGACCGGCGCCGGCGTCGCGTACCGGAACGCGAACTGCTGCTCGGCAATGTTCTGCCCGTGCAGTAGCCCGAACGTGCGGACGCAGGAGTCGATGAGCCGACCGTCCTGACGCCGCACCGCGATCGCCAGCGCGTTCTCCTGTGCCTGGAAGATCAGGCGCCGCTTCTCCTCGCTGAACGGCCAACCCGCCGGCGTGTACTTCGAGTTCACGATCCCGCGAATGGTGTCCTGAACGTGCAGCTTCGTCAGGTCCGTCTCGCCGACCTTGGCGCTGGTGTCCTCTGGTTCCTTTGGCGGCTCGGGCGCCTTCGGAACCGTCTTGCCGGGCTTGTTCGGTGGTTGCTCGTGCGGCTTCTTCGTGACGCCAGGACGGGCGGGACGCGGACGAGGCTTGCACGTCGCGTCCTTCTTGGGCCCAAGCGGACCGCGTGTATTCTGGTCCCCTCCCGTCCGAGCAGCCGGAAGGTGGTCTTGTTTCTTTGAGGGCATGACGAACTGTACGCGTAATCAACGGCGCGTGGTCAGCGGCGCGGGGTCAACGGCGCGTGGTCAGCGGAACATGCCTATCTGCCTGGAGTGGGTGATAGCGACGGCGATAGCTGCCCAGACGTCACCGGAGACGCCGTAGAGGGGCCCTGGCGTTGCCTTCTTGCCGACGGCGGTAGAGGCGCCGCCGTAGAGATCCATGAGGGCGGCACGGATGTTGGAGTCGCGAGCGCGTGCGTTCTTGCAGATCTCCATTTTGACCTCGTGGCGGGTGACGAGTGACGGGTCGGAGTTGGTGAGACGGTACCAGCGCTCCATGACGCGTCCGATGAAGACGCAGGTATCGAATACCTCTCTGCCAACGGGCATGCCGTAGGAGGCGATCATCTCGACGGCGCAGATGGGTTTGGATTCGGCGAGCGGTTGGAGGGTGCGCAGGAGTGCGCCGTTTTGCACCTTGCCGAATGCCTTGACGTGCATAGCATCTAGCAGCGCGTAAGCAGAGTGCGAGTTGCCAGGGTCGATACCGAGCACCATTCTCATTCGCGTTCTCCTTTCACATCAGGCATCTCCCGCACGCGCAGGTCCTCGGGCCACTCGCTCATGTCGTTGCCCTTGCGGGCGATCAAGGCGATCGGAATCCCATGCTGCACACCCAGCCTGGACATGGACCGGTTCGCGACAAACTGCATGCCTTCTTCGAAGGGATTGCTCCCCAGCTGCTTCATGAAGAACGGCACGCCCGCGGCCTTGCACTGATCGCGGAGCGACCTCGCCCACGCGACGTCGAACGGCCGAGCACCGGGCCCGCTCTCACCGCCGCAGATCACCCAGCCGATTCCAAAGTTGTAGTTCGAATGCACCACATCACCCGGAAGCCCAACGTATTGACCTCCGAAGAATGCAGACAGATCCACCGGCCCCAGCATCGGCTCCACGCTCAGGAACCGAACCGCCGCGGGGCACCGCAGCAGGTGCGGAATCCGCTCATCCGCCGTCGCCTGGTTCTCCGTGCTCGTGCCGAGCCAGACGTTGGAAAGCGGCCAGTCGAAGCACGCGCCTTGACCACCGGAAATCTCAAAGTGAGCCGAACCGAGCACCCCCCCGTGACGCCCCGCCTCCTTGAATCGGTCAAACCGACGCACACCACAAATGCCCACGCGCACTCCCATGTACTCCGCCATCCGCTCCGGCCGCTTCGTGAGCACCTGGAACGTGTGCTGGGGGCAGAGCGCCATCACGGCGAAGACGCGGTCGACGAACTCGAACGGCACCGCCTCATGAAACAGGTCGCTCATCGAGTTGACGAACACCAGCCGCGGCTTCCGCCACCGCAGTGGCTCCTCGAGCCGATCCGACAGGCACCGCACCTCACCCGTGAAGACCGGACGGCCGCCACGGACTTCGGCGATGCGGATCGTGCGAGACTCTGGAAACCCGTGATGCGTGCGCGGCTCATACCCCGGCGTCCCCATCGCCTCCTGCCGCCGCGCCATCCGCGCCGCGTAGCAGTTCAGGCACCCCGGCGACACCGGCGTGCAGCCAACGACCGGGTTCCACGTCTTCTCGGTCCACTCGATACTTGACATGTCGCGTTCTCCTTTCCTAAACGAACCCAGCCCGCAGCGGGGTTCTTTGTTTCCGGGATCAAACTGCAAATTTGCAGTTTGATTTCATCGCCATCACCGTTTTCTCCAAACACATGGAAGAGCCGCCCCATCAGGAACAATGAACAAGTGACGCATGTTCGCCACGTTCACAAGGTCATCCACCGGCGGGAAGACTTCGACGGCGAGCGACTTGGAGCCGGCGACGTCGTTCTTAATGCGCTGCAGCTCATCCCATCGCTCGACGATTTCGCGGCCGTCGATCCGACGAATGCTCAGCCGACGCCAGGGTTCGTCCGGGTGGGCGAACACCTGGACCAGGTACGTGCGGCTGCGCCAGACTTCCTCGAGGCCCTTGGGTGTTTCGGGGTGGCTCGGATTCGATAGCCACGCTCGCCACACCGACGAACGCGGTTGCGGGATCTCCGCTCCAACCATCGCGAAATTGATCATGCGATCACCTTGAACTCGACGACCCACACCCACGGGTTGGAATCCCACGCTCCCTCGCCGTTGATGGAGTCCCAGAGGTGCCAGAATGCCGCCCGGTGACGTTGAGCGTGTGCACCGCCGTGTTTCTTGTCCGCAGTGAGCGACAAGTACCCGGCCAAGACGTTCCGCACCGAATCAATCCTCTCGCCATCAATATCGTCGACGCCCTCCGCCTTTGCGTCGGCTTCGCTGATGCTCTGAAGCCGCTCCACCCGCACGCTCACGACTTCGAGGAGGATGCGTGATACGCGGCGCGGCATGTGAATCGAGGGTCTCCACGGCGACCGCTCTCGACCGTCCTTCCTGTCTGGAAGGCCAAGCCCGGCGCACATAACAACCTCTGGATTGGTCGCTCGATACCAGCAGCATGCGGTGTCAAGATCGCCCGCAGCGTTGTACACCGGCATGTCGTTGTCGTCGAACTTCTGACACCATGACTCCTTCACCCACAGCCGATCGCCGGGCACGCCGTAGGGGCACGCTGCCAATCCAATGATCAGGTTGAACTGATCCATCCGCGCTTCAAAGGCATTCAGATGAGGCGTGAAGGACCCGATGCTCTTGAAGTCGCGTGGCATCTTCATGCCGGTCGTCAGGTGCTTCACGCTTTGGTGCTTCACCACTCGCCGAGTCTGCGTCTTCTTCCCCTCCATGATCGCCCGCACCATCGGCGCGGAGAACAGGATCGGCCGCTCTTTGATCGTCGTCGACATGTCGCGTTCTCCTTTCACATCCAATCTCCTTCATCGCCCGTCCAGACCGAGCATGCGGATGAGCCGGTCCGCGTCGTTCTCGGCCATGATGTCGATCGCGGCCGAGACGACTCTGCCCTCGAGCAGCGCGGCACGCGCCTGCTCGATGTACTGGTTGGGGTCCGCGCCTTCGGGCGGGTTCGAGCCCGAGACGAACAATCCGACGTCGCACACGAGCGACGGGTCGTTCCCGGTGGCGGCGTAGGCGGCGTCCTCGCCAACGCACAAGACGCCCGGCTCGTTGGGCCAGGCCTTGGAACCGACCGGGAACGCCTCGGCGCCGGCGCGCTTCCACGCCATGCGGACGCCGACCGTTGCAAGCCGCCAGATGAACATCACGGTCTGCATCGTGCTCCGCGGGTCGGAAGCCGAGTCGAAGATGTATGACGCGTTGCTGGCGTTCAGGATGAACGCGAGGTCGCGCCAGTCGGTATCGGACAGGTTCTCCTGCTCTTCGATCGACGGCGCGGCGCCGCAGTAGTACGAAACCTTGATGCCGCGTCGCGTGCAGCGCTCTTCGAAGACGACCATGCGGTCGAGCCCGAAGTTGGCCTTGCGGCCGTCGATGATGCCGGGCGCGTGCCCGAGGTTGCGAAGCTCGAGCACGTCAAGGAACCGCGGCACGGCATTATCGAAGAAGTCGCGCGTTTGGCCCCACGGGTACTTGAGGTCGACCCGCGAAAGGGGAACGCCGAGCGAGTTGCAGATCGACCAGCACCGATCGACCCGCCTCCATCTTTCTTGCCACGTCGACGACGGGTCCAGGAACATCGTGCCGGCTCGCTCGGGCTGGCCCGGCGCACAGAGACAGTACAGACCAAGGTTCAAGCGGTCCTGCCTTTCTCTTTGGCTTTCGAACCAAAGCGCTCCCTCAATGACATGTCGTGCACCTCTTCCGACGACGGGCCCCGCGGCGCTCTGTACGCGAGCGCCGCCTCCAGGCAGTCGATGCACAGCGGCCCGTCCTCACGGTTTCCTTCTGCGCAGGCGGCTTCGCCATCAGCACCGCCATCGAGCCACAGAACGGCTCGAAATACTGGGTGTGCGGGCCGAGTTCGCGCACGATGTCTGCAGCCATCGAACGCTTCCCGCCGAACCACGGTGCCAATGCTCCGATCTTCATTCTTCGCGCTCCCGCTCAAGCGACGCCTGGCGGTGCTTCTTCCGGTACGCCGCGAGCTGCTTGGAGACCTTCTTGGCGATCTCCTGGCCGCGTCCAACCCTTGCCTGCAGCTCCTGCGTCAGCGCCGCCATCGACTCGCACGAGTCCGCGAGGTTCGCCAGGTCCTTCACGGTGCCGAACCCGGCCTTGACCAGCGACGCCGCGACGTCTTCCGGGACGCCGATCTCGATGACGGCCGCCGCGAGGTGCTGATCGACGCCGTCCGGCGGCGCGTCGTTCTTCGGCTCTTCGCGCTCCCGCCCGTCCGCTTCGTCGCCCTCGTAGTCGAGCTTGGGCTGCTCCTTCTTCTTCCTCTGGTAGAGCGCCGCCGGCGGCGTCAGATCATCGTCAGACTCCATGAACTGGAACTGCGCCTGCGCCGCGTTGTTGATCACCGACTCCATCGTGTCGGCGTAGAACTTGATGTCGATTCGAAGTCTGTCGATCTCGCAGGCCAGGTCGTGCGCCCGCGCTTTTTCCGCAACGCACTCGGGCGACTCCTGGTCCTCGTACTCCTCGATCGCTTCCTCGATCGAGTCGCGCTCGGTGAACAGGTTCTCGCGACGCGACCGGGCCGCCTTGCGCAGGTCGGCAAGCTTCACGAGCCTCAGCAGCACGCCCTCCGCGTGCGACTTCAGGCCCGGCACGGTTTCCGACTTGGACGGTTCGGTCTTCTTGTTCTTCGCCATTCGATTCTCCGTGAAGCGCCGCGCCTTTACAAACGCGGCAGGTTTATGGGGACAGGTTTACACGTTGGACCAGAAGCAGCGGTTGGACGCGGCGTACCGCACGCTCGAGGCGGTCGCGCCGCGCGCGACCCACTCGCGGACGTCTTTGAATCCCGGCGGCGGCGGGAGCACCTTGGCGCGGCGGCCGTCGTGCACGAGCTCGGACGCGAGCAGGTCGGCGCCGCGCCGGCCCGGCTCGTCGGCGTCGGACACCACGACGAGCGTGCGGCCCGGGTACAGCGCCGCGAGCTCCCGCACAAGCACGCGGCCGCCCGTGCACGACGGGCGCCCAACGGCGTCCAGGCCAAGCCCGACGAGCGCCGCCGTGTCGGTCATACCCTCGGGCAGGTACAACGGCCCGTCGCCGCGGAGCGACGCCGGCGCGAATAGCGCGTTGCGGGAGCCCGCGACCGCCCACTTGCGCCCGTCGTCAGCGCGGAGCCGGATGCCGACCGGCTCGGCTCCGATCGCGTAGAACATCGGGGCCGCGAGCGCCGCCAGCGACGCCGCCCAGACCGCCCCTATCGCGCGAAGGCCGCCAAGCGGGATTCCGAGCATCCGCTCCCTCCGCTCGACCTCCTGCTCGATCCCGGATTCGCGGATGCCGCGCCACGCGAACGGCGGCAGCCCGCTTGGTTCGAGCTCGCGGCGGACGGGAACGGACCGGCCCGCATGGCACGGCGAACGCCCGATCCCTAGCGATGCAAGGACGGCCCCGAACGAGCATCCCGCGAAGCAGTGCAGCAGCAGCTTTCCCTCGGGCGTGACCCAGCCGCGAAGCGACGGGGTGCTGTCCTCGTGCGCCGGGCACCGGCATTGCCACTGCCCGTTCACCCTCTTGGGATTCAGCCCGCACGACTCCATGACCGCGAACAGTTCTTCGTTGGTCATCGCCGGTCTCCGTACAGGCGATTCAGCGCGGCGCCTGCCTCTGCGAACGTCATCTCGCCGGCGTTCTTGTACCCGCGCCGCTCAAGCGCCCTTGCCTGCTTGAGCGTCGCGAGCCCGCGAGCGCGTCTTGCAATTACCTCGCCGATCAGCCTGGAGCACTCTACCCGGCTCAAGCGGTCGCAGTCGACCCGATCGAACCCAGCAGCCTCGAGTACGTCGAGCTGCTTCTCGGTCGGCGACTTGCCGGTCCGCCACGTTCGTTCGCGGCCCGGCATCGGAACCGCCGCGTCGAACAGGTCCTCCTCCTTGAGCATGTACTTGGCAAGCGCGACGATCTTTGCCCGCGCCGAGAGCTCCGCCCGGTACTCGACCATCGCGGCGCTGCTCTCGATCTCCTTGAGGCGCCGCTCCTTCGCGGCGACCAGCGCCGCCGCGACGTCCTGCTCGCCGTCGCGCATCGACTCCGCGGCGATCTGGACGACCTCGTCGGGGTACTCGCCGCCAAGGACGTCGGCGGGCGTGATGAGCTTGTGCCGGCCGCAGTTGCCGGTGTACGAGAGCACCCGCAGGTTCGGCTTGGCGCTCGTCGCGATCGCCTCGCGCCGCTCCTCGGCGGTTGCGAGCCCGTCAACCAGGCCGGGCAGCGTGCGGGTACCGCGCCCGATCATCTGCGCGAAGAGCGACCGGCTCTTGGTCGGCCTCGCCATGACGATCATCGAGCAGCCCGGGTCGTCGTACCCCTCGGTGAGGACCGCGCAGTTGAGCACGAACTGAAACCGGCCCGCGCGGTGCTCGGAAAGGTCGTACGCGCGCTTTTCGCGGTCGGTTTCGCCCGACACCCACCGCGCCGAGCCCGGTTTGTAGTCGTTCAGGATCTCGCTCAGCAGCTCCGCCTGCCGAACCGACGCCGTGAAGATGATCGCGCGTCGGTTGCCGCACTCGGCCACAACCGACGACGCGACCTCGTGCAGAACCTTGTCGCGCTCCATGATCTGCGCGAGGTCGCCCTGGTTGAAGTCGCCGGCGACCGTCCTCGCCTCGTCGAGCGTCATGTCCGTGACGAACGGGGTGTGCGCCCTGATCGGCACGAGCCACCCGTCGCCGATGCCGGCGACGATGTCGTACACCATCGCCACCGACCCGAACACCTGCCCGAGCGCCTCCTCGTCGGTCCGGTCGGGCGTCGCCGTTACGCCCAGGTGCGGCACGCCCTTGAAGTGCGCGTGGATCGCGCGGTACGAAGCCGCGACGCTGTGGTGCGCCTCGTCGTCGACCAGCATCCCGAACTCGGCGGGGTTGAACCGCGCGAGGCGCTTCTCGTGCAGCGAGTCCTTGGAGGCGACGATGACCCGTGCCTTGGGCATCCCGGGCAGGTCGGCGTGGCGGTCGCCCATCTCGATGTCGCACGGCTCGCCGAGCACGGCGCCGATCGTGCGGGCGTTCTGCTCGATGAGCTCCTGGCGGTGCGCGATCACCATCGCGCGCTTGCCGCCGGCGTGCCGCTTGATGGCGTGCGCGAGGGTTACGGTCTTGCCGAGCCCCGTCGCCATGACCAGCAGCGTCGACCCGTTCTCGGCGAGGTTGTCGCCGATGTGCGCGACGGCGCGGGCCTGGTAGTCGCGCATCGCGTGCGACTCCTTCGGCCGCTTCCACGGCGGCGCGGGCGGGCCGGAACGGGCGGGTGGCGACGCCTTGGGGGGCTCATCGGCCCGGTCGAAGAGTGAGTTCATCGCGTTCTCCTTTTGATATCGTCAGGCACGTTATCCCACTGGCTCTCCCCGATCCACTGCGTGCCGCGGCACAGACGGCAGTCGTCGTCGCACGGGTCGCCCATGGGGCATGAGGTATGCGGCGCGGCGTACCGGAGCACGCGCCGGATGTTGTCCAGGTCTGTTTTGATTTCGGCCCACTGCATCAGCCTGCCCTCGGGCGATGTGCACAGGTCCTTGATGCCGCGCCCCAGCGCCAGCGCCATCGTGTTGAGCCGCGAGAAGAGCGCCGCGCCGTCCGTCAGCGCCGCCGCGGCCGCCGGGGGCATGGGCCTGCCAGCGGCGTCGACGCGGGCAGCGGCGGGCTTGGGCGGCGCCTTCGTCGGCGTGCCCGCCGCGACCTTCGCCTTCCGCAAAGCGCTGTGCAGCGTCTCCTTCCCGTCCTTGACGCGCGCCGCCGCGGCAGGGTCGAGCGCCCGAAGCTCGCGGGCGCTGGCGACCGTCCGCGGCGCGACGTGCACCTTGGCGGCAACCGCCTCCACCGTCATCGATCGCGTCTCGCTCCGCTCGGTCTGTTCCTGCGCTGTTTCGGAGCGGCGGTCGCCGCCCCTCTTCGCAGTCGCGATCGCGTCGGCGATCATCGCGCGCTGGCCGGCGGACAGGTGGCGCCGCAGTAGGTTCTCGCGCACCGAGAACGCGACCGCCTGTGCGTACGTGCCCTTGAACTCACGCGTCGTCGGCTCGATGGGCGCGGCGCCCTTGCGGGTCTTGTTGACCTCGCACACCGCCCGGTAGCGGTTGCGGCCGTCCAGGATCTTGCCCTCGAAGAGCACGATCGGGTGCGACGGGTCGAACCCGTCCTCGCGGATCGACGCGACGAGGTCGTTGAACTCGTCCGCGCCGATCTCGGGGAACTCCATCGCGATGGGGTGTGGCAGCAGGTGCCGTATCTGCGTCGCCTTCGCGGGCTTCGGTGGCGCTTTCGTCGTCATGGTCGCAGCGTCCAAAAAGGTGCCGGCCCGAACTCGGTGCCTCTCACAGCGTTCGAGCTCGGGCCGGCGTTTGGTTGTTTGGGGTGCGTGAGAGGCACGTTAAAACTTAGTCACGATGCGAACTAAGTGTCAACAACAAGCGGCGGATCAATCTGCAAATTTGCAGTTTGATCCCATGTCAGAACGGCGGTGCGGCGCGGGCAACCTCCTGCCACTGCTCCTGCGTCATCTGGCTCGTGTCCTCGCTGCCAGCGATCTCAGCCGCCCGACGCCAGAACGCGTCGCCGTCGTCGCACTTGGCGTGCACCCAGACCGCCCACGCCGAGTCCGCGTCGACAGTGGCTTCGATGAGCCGGTCGCGTTCGGCTTCCATTGGGTCAACCGCGGCCGCTTTCTTCGGGGCCTTTCCAGGCGGCGTAGGTGCCCCAGGACGCGACGGGGCTGCCGGGGCGGCTTGGGGTGCCCCCTTCGCCGCCGGCGCCGCAGCGGGCGGCGTCGCGGCCTTGGGCGGCGTTTTGGGGGCCGACGGCTTGCCGGGTGGCGCAGCCGCCGGCTTGGCGAGCCTGGCCTTCCAGACCTGGGCGGCCCGCTCCGCGGCGTCGACCGCCCCGGGCCGTGCCTCCACCTTGGCGCTGATGTTCCACCGCTCGCGCATCTGGTTCTTGTACAGCTCGTGCTTCAGGAAGAGCGGAACCGAATCGGGCGGTTCGAACTCGCAGTTCGCGTACGAGCCGTTCCAGCCGAGCGCCTCGAGCTGCTTGCCGGTGAACCCGGTGAGCGTTGCTTCGGTGATCCAGCAGTCGCACTGGACCTCGCGGCCCTGCACGTCGAACCAGATCGAAATACCGGGCGTGCCCTTGGCGGCGCTTGGCGCGCACTTGTGCCGCAGGTACGTCCCCTCGTAGTTGCCCTCAGGCCACAAGCCCGCATGGCCGCCGGCGGGTGTCTCGCCGATGACCGAATACGCGTCGTCGTTATCCCAAGTCATTCCGCATCTCCTTTGATGAGCCGCCAGAAAGCCGAGGCACACTCCTCTGGATTGTCCGGCATGATGTATTCAGGTTGTAGGCCGTACTGGTTCTTGGCGTCGGCCGACGAAGAGAACTGCGCACGCATCAGGCGCTGCTGCCCGATCGCCTTTCCCTTCGCCTTGGCGGTGTTGGTTTCGGGGCGGGCGGTGTCGACGATCGCCCTGAAGTTCCCGAAGAGAACCGCCTCGGCCCAGTCCTTCGTGCGCGCCCACAGGTCCGCGTGCCCGCAGTTGCAGACGTACCGATCGTAGTTGGCGCCGTCGGGGTTCTCGAACTTCTCGATCTTCGCGTGTCCGAGGATCAGGATGTCCATGCCGGCGCGGGCGCACGCGAGCAGCCTCGCCAGCAGCATCGGCCAGATCCTGGCGACCACCCGCGGCCCCTCGTTCCACGAGAGGAACCCGGTCTTGCTCCAGTCGCCGCCGAACTGCGTCTCGCAGATGTGGCGCGCGAGCAGGTGCTCGAACCCAGCGAGCGCGTCGACCACGATCGTTTTGCGCCCCTGCTGGTCGCGGGCCAGCGACTCGATGCACGCGAGCGCTTCGGGCCACGAACGCGGCTGCATCGCGGGCACTGCCGGAACCAGGCCGCGCGACAGAAGCGTCGGGTACCCCATCTCGTCGGGCGAGATGAGCATGACCGGGTCTTCGGCGTAAGCACCGATCGTCGTCTTGCCCCATCCGTTGACGGCCACGAGGACGGTCCGCGTACCGCCGACGGGCCCGGAAGGGATCGCCATCTTCGGCGCGTTCACGCCGGCCGGTCCGGGCGGCGGACTCGCGCTGGGGTGCGCGGGCGCCTTGGGCGCTGGTTTACTCGGTGCTGCCATCTGCGTTCTCCTGGTTGGTTGCCGCGATCGTGAGTTCAACGTGAACGTCATCCACGCGCTTGAATCCGCTCGGAAGCCCGTGCTGCTCGGGGTCGTGCATTGACGAGCACGGGTCGAAGTACGGGCACACGCCCCACCGCATGCACGCGTCGGTGTTTCGAGGCCACCGGCCCGCCTTCTGCGACTGCCTGATCATCGACGCGAAGTGCGCGAAGTCCGCTTCTGCCTCCTTGAGGTCGGACGGTAGCCGCGGGATCTCCATCCGGTTGTAGTAGTGGTCGGGCCGGTCGCCGATGTCGGCCATGAACCGATCCGAGAACTCTTCCGGCGTCTCGGTCCGGGTTTGGAGCACCCACCCCTTCTCCTTGTCGCCCGACTGGCGAGGGTCGCCGATACCGCCGCCCTTCTTGATGTTGAAGACGCGTTCTCCGCTCGCGTTCAGAACGATCTTCATGCCGTCCTCGTCGAGCAGCGGAACCTGGCGCGGCGCGATGTCGGGCACCTTCGCCACGTCGTACATCACCGTGTCCAGTCGCTCGAACCCGAGCGCACGGGCGCCGAGCACGTACCCGCTGATCTGGCGGTCGATGAGGAGCCGTCGCCAGTAGTTCGACTGCGGGTCGATCGCTTCGGTCGTCGTCTTGAACTCCGCGACGGCGACGCGGTCGTCTTCGAGCACGCCGATCGCGTCGATCTTGCCCGCCCATGTCCAGCGCGCTCCCTTGACGGGCCGGTACTCGAAGACCTTCTCCGTCGCGAGCACGCGCTTGAAGAGCGGCGCGTTCTGCCATCGCCAGGCCCAGCCCGCGACCATGCACGCGGCGATCTCGCGGTCGATCTCCGATTCGATGCCTTCCCGCGCGGCGTTCGCGGCTTCTTCCACCGAGCGCCCGAGCAGGATCGCCTCGAGCCCGCGGTGGTACCCGCTTCCGACGGTGAGGCGAGCGCCGTCTTGTTCGCGGCGGATCTGGTACTCGTACGCCCATTGGTGCCGCCTCGGGCACGCGAGGTAGGCGCCGACTCGCGAGGAGGTCAGGGAGAGGCTCATGCCACACCTGCGCTTTCGATCGCGGCGATCAGGCGATCGACGCGGTCCTGCGGCAGGCAGTCGAGGTTGCCGCCGCACGAGACCGTGACGCACCGCGCGAAGTGGTCGCGTTCGCCGGCTCGCATGGCATCGAGCGCTGTGTCAAACGATCCGAGCTGCGTGTCGTTGCGCTTGAGCTGCCATCGCGCGAAGCCTTCGGGCTTCTCGACGATGTACGTTGGTCGATCGGCTTGGCAGGGCCTGGCGACGTAGACACCATTGCACATTGTCCATTTCATGTTCGCGTTCTCCGATTCCCACCCGCCCCACACCTTATCGTCGAATCTGTACGTCGCCTTGAGGCGAGTTTCAAACTGCAAATTTGCAGTTTGGTCGTCGCCAAAAAGAACAACGCCCCTTGCGGGGCGCTGCTGGTCGGAGAACGCGAATTCAACCAGACCTGCAAGGAGAATATCAGTCATTTCCCTTGCAGTCAATCATGAACTTCGCGAGTGCCGGATTGGAGAGGGCGGTGCGGAGGGCGGCGAGTTCCACTCCAACGTCTGACAGCATGACTCGCACGCGTCCAGGCGGGTTTGTGGGCGATTGGCTGCATTCCTGTGGTTTTGAAAGGATCCTCTCTGCCGCCCTCACCAACTCCCTCACGGCGTCTGAGTCTCAATCGCCGCGAGGATGGCGGGGTCGTCGTGGCGGATGTAGTCGCCGATCGACGTTTCCTGCATGACTGCGTTGCATCCCGCCCGCTGGTCGTGGCACTGCGATACGGGTGCGTACCTCTTCATCCCTGCTGGCTTGCTCATGGGTGGTCCTTCTTGTCTTTCAGAATGAACGATGCGAAAGATTCGCCCGCTTCTTTCTTCGATTCTGCGACTCGTTCATTGATGGCATATGGGCACGATCCATTTGGACACCTCGCGCGCCACAGGATGCCGCGACCACTGAGGAACTTGCGGACATCAAGGGTGCAGGTGCAGTGCGGACACTTGCTCATCCCTCCCTCCTTTCGCCGTCGCGGGGGAGGGTGGGCCGCTTGTTGAGCAACACCATGCTCTTGCCCGTCTCAATGCGGTAACCACCGCAGCCCATGCACAGATGCGGCGGGTTGGCCTTGAGGTTAGCCAATGCTTCGTGCTTATCTGCATCACTCTCGTACTGGATGGTGACGGGTACTGCTACCCACATTCGTTTCGTCTTGCTCACATTCGCTCCTTCCCGCTAGGGGTT